CGCCAAGATCCTTGAGGATGATGGTGTGATAATAGAGGCTTGCGCCAAAGATATTATCAACAACGCCATAACGGGTCAATAGGCCAACGCGAGGTGCGAAGTCATTTGGTCCGATGGTACGTTGAATCATCACAGGGATGTATGGGCAGTAGATAATGCCAGAATCATAGAACTCAGTTCCTTTGTAGCCTAATAGTGCATATTCAATTCCAGTGGAAGTTCCATTGGAATAGCCATTGTCACCATAGACGCCAACATTTTGAGACTCTGTTCTTGTATCACGATAGATCTGGAATCTTCCGCCGAGGGAACCAACTTTAGCAACCCCAGTCTGCTGGGTGCTTACATTACCTTGTACAGTTACCCACTGAAATTCGGGCAGCATTTCAAATATTGCACACACGCGAGGTGTAGCGATAATGAAATTGGCTGGTCCACGACGATTGCGGATAGCGATACGATTTGCTTCAATAATTACTCTCTGGTAGAAGTCACGATTACGTTCAACAAGCCAGCGGCCATCGGCAGTAGAGGGTCTCCAAACAGAGAATCCTTTTCCAAGACCACCATTTAAGGAAGTCTGGATCATGCGGATTATCATTTCGCGGTCGATTTCAGCTTGGATTTCATATGCCATAGCATTTGTAATCTCAGCATCAATATCGATACCGTTCATGTTTTTCAAGTCCTGTTCTAATTCGACTGACCATTTAGCACCTAGTCTACGAGTACCAGCTTCAACGGCAGTCTTCTCGAAGCTAACTTCGACGGTAGGAATATTAGCGTTGATTTCGAAATTTCTTAGAATTTCGGCAACACCTTTATCCTGATCGGCAAATGTCCATCCAGCAACAGCGTTACCAGATAGTGCAGCAGCAGAAGTACCAGTGAAACGTGAATCGAGATGTTGGAATCCTAATTCGTTATCTCCACCGGGAGACTTGTTATAAGGGGAAGCGGAACTACCGAGGTATCCAGCTCCACTTGGTCCTACCAAATTCTGATCATGTACTCCGGTGGCAACTTTATATTTGCCATCCGTTGCAGCCTGATCTTGGAAGTTACCACCAAGGGAATCTGTACCATACTTATAACGAAGTGCGAATGCTAGTCCAACAGGACCAGACATAGGCTGAACTCCAACGATTTCGTTGGTGATCAATTCGGGGAATGTACGACGAATCATTGGAATCAATATCTTAGGAAGACGATTATCGCCAGAGGCATAGAAGTCGGTATTACCGAACGCATTATTGCCACCACCGAAATTACCATTTGTCGAACCACCGAATACGCTACCTTGTCCACCAGCAATATTTGCCTCACGGAGGCAATATGCTTCTTGGTTTTCAAGTAACATAGCAGTATTTAAACGGGTATGATCATCTTCGATAGGGCCAACACTCTTAGAGGTATAATCGAGCACGGGTGCCCATTTTTCCAAAAGAGTTTTAGCGCGATCTTGATCAATGTATGATTGTGCGGGTTTGATTTGTTTCATAATTTATGTATTTTTCTTTCTTTTTGTTTTTCGACCTCAAGCATGTCCGACATGCAGGAACTCAAGTAATATCTACTTCTACCAAATTTTTTAAGTAAATATATTAGTATTTACCTAATTCGTTCATATAATTCTGAACGTGACTAAAATTTTCTTGTTTCTGAGATTCAAATTCTTCGGTATCTTCTTCTAAGACAACTCGATCTTGTTTTACCTTGCGTTGTTCGAATGCTTCGGTTTTCAAAGTCTTCAATCTTTCTTCTTCCTTTTTATCAAATAGAGACAATGTATAGTCTACATTTTCGATGATAAATTTAGGGGATTTTCCTTCGAATACTCGATGTGCATATTCCTTTTTCTTTGCAGGTAAAGTGGAAAGTTTTTGTTCTAATATTAATGCAGCTTTGGCATGAGCCAAAGATTCCCGAAGATTATTAACTTCGGATTCTGCTTTTGTAGCAGATTGTTTATATTGATCAATTTGGGTTTTACCATCAACCAAAGCTTCTTTCAAAGAATCATTCATTAATGCTGAATTGATAGCAAGAGATTCCCGAAGGTTATTAAGAATTATACGAGCCTTTTTATTTTTAACAGCTTCGTTGATAGATTTAGTAGGAATCTTCGATTCGATAAACAAATCGATATAATGAGAAATTCTTTCTACTAGTTCTTCTTTAAATTGATTTGCTTGTTCTTTTACAATAGTTTGATACTTCTTGATAACCGTTTGTAATTTAGCAGTATTATTAGTATCTAATGCTTCTAGCACTCTTTCCAATTTTTTACTATGATCTTCATCAATAGCTTGAATTAACTGTTCTGCTTTTGTTGTATATTCGGAATCTTGTTCAGTTAATGCCTTTTCAACATGAATACGAACTCTTTCGTCTACCGCAGTATCGAAAGCTTCTTGTATTTGATCCAGTGTTTCATCTGTCAATATTCCTTGGGTTGCTTCTTTTAAAAGATTTGAAATTTCCTTTGCCATAATATTAGTTATTCTTTTTACTATTTTTTACTTGAATTCTTCTTTTCTTTTTTTAAGAATTTTGCATTTTTGTCTTCAGCTTTTGGAAAAAGTTCGTTTTTAGCTGCTTCTGCGATTTGTTTTTTTATTTTATCATTTATAACAACCTCTAAAAATTTATGCGCATCTTTATAATTTTCCGAAATCATCATATCTACGAATTTTAAAATATTTTCGTCAAGCTTTTTAGATTTTGATTTCTTGTCGTCATCTTTCTTTTTACCCTTTTTTACAAAAGGGACAAAACCTTTCGGAAGTTTTTTCTTTTTGTCTTTAGCCATAAATTTATTTAGTTAAATTTGATTTTATTTAGGAAAACTAATATAGATTCTTTCAAATATTGTTCTATTTGTTTTTTTGGAAGTCTAGATATTTTATTTTCAAACTCTGCATATATTTCTTCGAACTGTCCAGATTCCCCTAGTACCCATTGTTTAGATTCTAAAATTCCGTTTACGAAGGCTTTAGGAAACGAAGGATCCGCTACGCAATCAATAGAAATTAAACGGAGATCCGTTACTATATTTTTACCTCCAGCAGTTTCTTCCAATTGGCCTAATGCCCTAGAACTCATTCCAACTTTCACCCCGTCTTGTACTAAAGATCTAACAATATGACCTGAAGGTGTAGTTAGTACTTTACTTTTACCATGAAAAATATTACCCTCTTGAGAAATCTCTGTAACTAAATGACATACTCTATCCAAACTTACTTCGGCAGTACTTTCATGATTTAATGTTCCCATTGCACGACCAGTATTAATCATTTCCGATTTGTAACGATTAACTTCCTTTACCATTTCATCTAATTTATATAGACGATTATTTCTATTATAATTTTCAGCCATCATATATGGCCCTTTGATATAAAGTGATGCTGGGCTTTTTCTATCTTTCTCTTCGAATATATATTCGAATTCTTCATCGGGTGCAGGTTTTTCTACAATTAAACGTAGTGACATAAAACTATTTAGATTATTTAGTTATTTTTTTAAGAGCAATAATACTAAAAAAACCACATTTTCCTAAATAATGTTATGAATAATGATTCAAATTTGATATTTGAAAGATATATGGCTTCAATAAATGAAGCACTCATGCCGTGGAAGTCTGGAAGAAAAGCTTCAGCAGGCTTGGGGAAAAAATCTTTAGTTAGACATACTACTCAAATTCGATTAAAAGATGAAGTAAGAAGACAGCAAATTGAAATTGCTATAAAGCATGGTAGAACATTAAATGTAGTAGATGCCCTAGCTGAAATGTATTACAACGGAGATCAAAAGAAAGTAAGACGATTGATCAGTGAATATACGGGAGTAGGAGATCCTAATACCAAAACAATGTTCAATCCATTGGAATATGGTCTACCTCCATATACAATACCGATGTATGATATCCCGAACAGAATATTAGCAGTTAAAACTAGACATGCTCATATTACTGGTCATACAATTGACAAACAATTACAAAAATCTATACTAAAAAGATATTATCAGTTATTATGTGACATATATAGGAAAAATGGAGGGAATCCAGAAGATACTAATGAATTGGATTTGGTATTATCTTTTCCTACTAAGATCCACCACGAATTTCAAAAATGGGGGAACGAACATCGTGATGTATTAAGACCACAACTTTTTGGGGGAGAATCTGAAGCAGATAAAAACAATGAATTCGTCCATATAACTAATACAAGAGAACTTCAGGGTAAAAATTGGGACAGACTCAGCAAAGAAGAACAGATTGGTAATTTATTATTCTGGGGGGATCCTAGAACTCCGGAAACATCTTCCGATACTAAATACAAACCAGATAGTCACAAGACTCCTGATAATCCCGCATCTCCCGAATCTATGGGTACACCAACTAGACAGGATCAAGCTAAACGACGAGATGTCGAAGAAAAAATTCCATCGGCCACAGGAAAACAACAAGCATCATTAAAAGGTCAATCTACTAAATTATATAAAAAAATTACAGGAGAATCTCCAACAAAAACTTCAACTAAAAAACCAAAATCTAATAAATCAGTTAAAAAAGAATCCTACCAACCATTTATAAAAATTATTCCTTTTTAAATAAATCCTTTTCAGTTATAATCAAAAATACAGCACCCTTGGAAGCCGCAAATTTTTTTGCGGCTTCCCACTTTGCACTGTTAACTAACCATTGGGTAGTTTCGTATAATAAAGTAGACTTCTTCTTTTTGTTAGAAGGAACGGGTGGTAAGGTCTGTTTAAATGGTTTAATCTCTATTAAATATTTTTTAATGACCGTTCCCTCTCTTATTACTACATAATTATCAACGTAGTAACGATGCATTCTATTGTCGATAGGACTCTTATATGGAACTATGATATTTTCGGAACCCCATTCCAATACATTTGGATTATTGTCAGCCCACAGAAAAAAAGTACGTTCGAACGATGAACGAAATATAGCAAATTTCCCTATAAATTTTTTAACATTTTTAGGCTGAAATATACCTTGTTTGAATCTTTCGTCCTTTTTAAAAATGGGTGGCATATTATTTTCTAAAAAAGACTCCGATTATACTACTCCCAATACTTAAAAATTTAGATGGATTTAAATAAAAACATACACCAAGAACTGAAAGTATCGTACCACAAATGGCATATAGTTTAATAGTTTTTGATCTTTCATATTTTCGAATAGCTTCCGCTTCTATATTATCTGCTATCATTTTTGATACTACTTCATCATCTTTTTTCTTTAAATCAATAATATCAAGTTTTTCTTTTTCGTCGTTTGCTGTAATTTCATCAACTTTTTTATCCAAAGCTTCACCGTTTAAATTTGTTAATTCCTTACCATCATCGACATCAACATTCAATAAAGACTGGGACTTTTTTAATAAACGCTCTATACGTTTGATATCAATAGTTCCGCCATTAACAGATAGCATTTCGGTAGCTTTTACTAATAGGTCTTTAGCATCGTCATTCAACTTTTCCTGCTTCTGGTCTATTTGTTGTTGATATATAGTATGCCGTACAGCAGATGTCGTGCAACCCGAAAACAATACTAATATACAGAACATATATTGTATAATACTTTTCATATAAGTATTTAATATAAATTATCCTACAAAAAAGAAAGCTGGATCCGAATCTCCCAGACCAGCAGCATTAGTATACAATTGTTCTTCCAGCTTATTCCTTTCCTCTATACCTTGAGACATAACCTCCGTAGTGAATACTTGCCCACCAAATAAGTTGACTTGACTGAATTTACTTCTAGTCTGTCCAACCATTATTTTAGTTAATGCCAACGAATACTGATAAACCCAAATTTCTTTTATTAAATCTCGTATTGGCTTTTCGATATAACAACTTATGACTCCATAAAATCTAACATTAGCATTAGGTTCTGGATATATTTTCATATATTGAGTCCTATCATTAAATTCATAGGATCTTTTCGTTGCCAATACTTTCTCTCTAGTTTCTAGCCAATTTTTTACTGTATACCAACTTATAAGATCGAATCCATAATTACCCATAGCATAACTGAAATAAGTTTGTTGAGCCAAAGTCTGTTCGATAGTAAATAAAGTATTAATTCCAGTAGATGCTCCTTCTTCAAAATCGGTGACGGATATAACTTTTCGATAGTCCATCAGATCATAATCGAACATATTATTATAAATAACAGTTTTTTGGCTATGATCTACTTCACCATTCATACTGATATTTTGACGATTAGATGATACAAAATAACTAGAAATAGGTATTACATTTAATACCGGATCTACCGAAAATGCTGATACCATTTTAGTATATGAGGGTCCGGTTAATATTACATTTCTCTCCAGACCATCTGTATAAGTACTAGATAGTTCAGGATTTATAAGAAAAAATGCTTTATCTAAAGCCGAAACTGAAATAAAATAAGTATTCGGAGTAGTTAGATATGGAGCGGTATCAGTAGATACTGTTGCATGAGTAGCAATTTGCCTATCAGTTAGATCCATCTTAGCTAAGGTGTAAAGATAATCTAATCTTAATCCTCTCCCCTTTTCATACAAATTAGAATCTAAAATTAAATATTCTTTAGTATAACCCGCATATTTAGAAAACATTTCACAAGCCATAGATATGGCCTCGAATATTTGATCTTGATGTATTTCTATAGAAATTAACGGAGCACCCAAAGAACGAACGATTCGATCTGCCAATCTCTGGAAACTGTCTATTTTACTATTTAAATTAGTGCTTTGAAAAGCGGAAAGAGGAGTTATTGCGCATTGGCTCATAAATATATTAGTGAAGAAACATTTTTTAATGATAAAAACTCATAATATAACTAAATTGAAATATCTTTGTTATCATTTTGGTGACTGTGCCTCTTGTTATATTTATTCAGGATCGGGAAAATATTGGAAATCTCATATTAAAAAATACGCAAAGCACATTTCCACTGAAATATTAGGAGAATATACATCAGTAGAAGATGCTAGAATAAATGGATTATATTATTCGAAATTATATAATGTTGTCGAATCTAAAGATTTCGCAAATCTTATAGTTGAAGATGCTGGTAATAATTT